AAAACAACAGAGGTATAAGTCCTTTTCATTTTACAGTGCATTCTGGTATGATGAGGCGTATTATTAACAAAGCAGTTGGTTTAAAAAATAAAGAGAATAGATCTAAAAAGTTAACTGGGCTAAATCCAAACGAATTAATAGCTGGAGACTTTTTTATGTTTTTAAATAGATACAATCAAGGCGTTAAAAACAAACAAAAAACTATTATATACGATCAGCCTATTGCTGTATTTTCTGACAAAAGCAGAAGATATTATATAGAAAGTATGATGGCTCACAATAGTAAAACAAGAAAAGAATTATTGTCAAGAATTGAAAGAAATCCAGCATATGGCAAAAAGTATCAAAAAGGATCAGATATATTTCCTTATGTAATTGAAAACAATAGAATAAAAAACATTAAGAAATTAGTTGTTGATTTTAAACAACACATGAGAATTAATAAGGATTTATACATAAACAATGAAGACATATTAGAAACAAAAGATATAGATAAAGCTATAGAAGCATATTTAACATCACATATTGCTAATAAGTTTATGGCGCAACAACTATTTGTACATGATCACAGGCAATCTAAAGATGAAATAGATTATATAAAAAGAGCTGCAGGTGCAATAGCAAGTCATGTTGTGTTTGATAGAAACACTATGATAGAGCCTATTATAATAAAAGATTATTTTATTGATGATAATAATAAGATTACTACAGAAGAAACTGATAGTAACTATATAGAAAATGATGCTATGGGTTATGTATTACCTGAGCAAGCAAAAATTATTAGAGAAAAATATGGAGAGTCACAAAAAGTAGGTAATGTATTTAAGTTTGTTTATCATTATACAGAAACAGAAGGCAAGTTAAAAGGGAAGACAACATATTTAAAATTTGCTGTACATACACTAACACCAGAGTTAGAAGCTAAAAGTGAATACTTAAAAAATATAGGAGAGGTATTAAGAAAACGTCAAGAACAAGTAGAAGATATGTCTGGAACACCAGGTAATTTAGTAATAGCTGCGTCTGAGTCTGCTGCTAAATTATTTTTAGATGGCATAAGAACAAAAGAAGATATACATGATATTAAAAATTTAGACAATATAGATAATATTATGAAAAGACAAGACCTGTTGTATAAAGACGATACTGGATATAGAGGCTTGTCAGGAGAAGGTTTTGGTATACAATTAGAGTTAGATAAGCAAACAGATGAAAGATTTTTTCCATCACAATTATTTTACAATTTAGCTACAAACATAATAACAGAAGAAGAAAAACTTATACTGAAAGAAATGTATGGTTTAAGAAAAGATGTTATGGAAGCTAATAACGAAAGCAGAAATAGAAAAGCTGGTTTAATTATGAATAATACTGCTACTAGAGAAACAGTATATAAAGAAAGAGATTCTTTTGCTAGTTCTGTTAGTGCAGATATATATGGCGTATTATTTGATTCTGTTTTTGAAACACTAGATCCTAGATACCCATTTGCAAATGCTTCTTATAACTCTATAGCTAGAGGTAGGATAACACATAGAGGAACTAAAATGTATACAAAAGGATCTATAGCATATCAGTCATCAAGTTTAGGCATGAATTTAAAATCATACGAAAAAGGATTGTTTGCAGGAGATGAAAGTATAGTTGCTTCTGAAGCTATAGTTCCTGGATATTTAAAAGATCAAGGTGTAGAGGTAGGAGATTTATTTATTGGTACAAGAGTACCTTCACACGGAAAGGTTACTAGTTCTGTGTTTGTAGTAAAAGATTTTCATGCTCAAATAGATGATACACCAACTTCTAATATAACTATACCAGCAAAAGTAAGTAAGTTTTGGGGGGCAGATTTAGATGGAGATTCTGTTCATATGAATTTTAAGTATACAGAAAAGGAGGTAAATGAAAGGGGTAAATCTTGGAGAAAAAAATCTAACAGGTTTTTTGATTTGTATGTAAAATTAGTTAGTAATAAAAAAAGAACAAATGAAATTACAGCTAATATTGATTTTGTATCTGATTCGGATAATGCAATAGAACAGGCTAAATCTAAAGGCCTTTATAAAAATAAAAAACAAAAAGAAGAATCACAATTACACCCCTTAGGAGATAGTGAAATGTTTAACGATAATGTTCCTGCAAAATCATTGGTAGGTATAGTTGCTGCATTACAAAGAACATTCAATATATTTTCTAATAATGAAGAAAAATTACCTTTTAAAATAACGTTAAAAGGAGAGTCTGAAGCAGTTACACACGATAAGTTTTTTGATGATCCTGAATTAGAAAACGGAGTGGGTAATTGGTATGGGGTTGCACAACTATTAAATATAGTTTTAGATAATGCAAAACATCAATATGCAAGTAAACTAGGATTAAATAAACAAACGATATTTTCTTATATTATGTTAAGAAGGTTAGGTTATTCTTTAAATGACTTAACATTACTATTTAACAGCCCGATAGTACAAGAGTATATTGATTTTAAAAGCAAGAGAAGTAAAAACTATATTTCTAAAGATAGCGACATACAAGAAATGTTTTTAGAAGATCAAGTTAATAATGTAAATGAGTTGGCTGAATTTTTTGAAAGTCAAGGTGTTAAAAAATTAACTTACTTTTATAAACAAAAAATTACTGGTAAAAAAAGAAAAGGAATAGATCAAAAAAGGTGGGAAAAAATAGTTTCTAGACTAAAAGGAGAAGGTATTAATATAAATATAAATGATTTATTAATTAAAGGAAAAAACAGAAATGCTGAATTTGATGCTATAATAATGTTATATGCATTAGACAAATTTAATGAGGATGTTGTAAATCCTTTTGGAAAAGCTTTTACTGTACATCAAAAGATAGAAAAAAATCCATTTGAGTTAAGACAAATAACACAAAAAATTAAGAAACTACAAACAAATTTTATTACTATAAATGATAGAAAAAGTGGAGGTTTATCATTACCTTACCAACTAGGAGAAAGTAGATTTAATAGTATTGTAGAGCATGCTGTAAAGTTATTTAGTACTGTATTAGAAAGAGCTTTTGTTACAGATATAAGGTTTACACCATATATGCAAAGCATAATTAATAATGAATCTTATGCTGAGTTAAAAATGTTATATCCAGATAAATACAGCGCTATAATAAATAGAGTTATAATAAATGATTTAAAAAATAATATAAGTTTTTTATCTAAAATAGAAGATAGAGAAACCTTAATAGATAATTTTATATCACTGAAAGAAAAGTACGGTAAAGATAATATCTTTACAGACAAAATAATAGAAGTAACAGAAAAAGGAGACAAGGTTGTAATAAATAGAGTTGAAGTAACAGATTTTATATCTTATAAATCTATTGATCAAATAAAAGAATCTTTTTCTAATTTATTGCCAGAAGAAAAGAATTTAATATTTGAACTAGAAGCAGAGTTTAATGGCTTTGGATTTACAGGAGGAGCAGGAGGGGCAGCATCATTTATTCCTTTTTTTGACAATGAGTATATTAATAAAATTAATGATGAAATAAATACAATTATAACAAATAATCAAACTAAAGAACCAGAATTTAAATATGATGATGTTAATGATATGAGTAATCTTGATAATCTGGATAGCATAGAATTAGATGATGCAATAATTGACGAATTAAATAAAAACTTAACTACTGATAAAAAAATAGACAAGGCAAGTAAACAAAATAATACTTTTATAGACCCTACAAAAAAACCAAAAAAAGTCATTTCTTCTTCTACAACATACAATAATGATTATATATCTGGTGATAATAATATTTTATCTTTTCCAGAATATTTAGCTGACAAAGGCATAGATATACAAAAAATTAAAGAGTCTAAAATAGCTGAACAATTATATAATAAATATATTAAATATAGAGAACACTTTAAAACAGTGCAAGAGTTTGAGTCTAGTTTAGAAAAGAAACCATTGTCTAAATACAATTTAGAAGATTTAAGAAAAAGAGCTTTTAAATTAAGATCTATGGACAATTCTGCAACAAAAAATATTTCTTATATAGTAGAAAAAGAAATAGGAAAAAGATTATTTGAAATACAAACAAAAAAATTAAAAGCAGATGGAAAGCGACAAGGATATAAATATAAAGTTCCTGGATTAGACGGTGTAGAACAAGAAGATATGTCTGGATTAGAAAGCTGGTTAACATCTAATAATATATCTTCTAAAAGACCAGAGGTACAGTTATTAATAAATGAAATACAATTTGAGTATAGAAACTATTTAAGAGCATTTAAAAGATATAAAGATAGACTAGAAAAAGCAAACAGAAGTTTAGTTAGATCTAAAAATAAAGGATTAAGCGTTTTAGAAAGAGTAAGACAAGGTTTTGACACTAATGCTAGATACAAGTATATATATGGAAATATAGCTACATTTGAAAATGGTAATATTAGATTATTAACTGAAGAAGAGTTAGCTGATAAAAATTTAACAAAAGAAGAAAGAGCATATTATACAGAATATAAAAATGTTGCACAGGAATTATTAAACACAGATACGTATATAATACCAGGCATGCAAATGGGTACATTAGAAAAAATGTCAAGAAACAGTTTATTTGGTTTATATGATAATGCTATTGACACTTATGATATAGAGCGTGTAAAAGTATACGGTTTAGATAAAAGCGGCAATAGAGTTTTAAAAACTTTATACGAATGGAAGTACGATGTATATAAAGGCAGGACAGGTAAATTAACTTTAGAATCTGGTAGACAGATATATGAGTTAGATAAACTAAGAAGAAAGGCTAAAGAATTAAAAGCTAAGGGTATTAATGAAGATGGCTCTAAAATATTATTAAGTGATATGGAGTATGATGCATTAATAAACAATGGTGCTATGATTAAAAAATTAATGGGTGATAATAACATTACAGATGTAGATAGAGAGTTAATAGAAGAATATGAAAGAAGAAGAGGGATAAAAGCTAAAAATATATCTTATGATATTAACAGTTCATTGTTAGAATTTATAAGAGGTTCATTATTTATGAATGGGGAAAACGTAGATTTACAAAAGTCTAAAGGTATAGAAAATCCTTTTACTGGTATGTCTAAAGTATCTATTTTAATAGATTCTGTTATAGCATTTAACAAAGATTTAGACAATAAAAATGCGGCTAATTATTTAACAAGGTGGTGGAAAGAAGGATTTATAGAAGGCAGACAACAAGAAAGCTTTTTAGGTAAAACAGGAGACAAAGTTATAGATAGTTTTGTAAGACTTACATCTTTAAGATTGTTAGGATTTAACATGACTGTAGGTATAGGTAACGTATTAGCAGGTAAATATCAAGAGTTAAGAAAAAAAGGTGGAGCACAATTTATTAAAGGAGAAACTCGTTATTTTAAAAATCTATATGAATCCAGAGATATACTAAAAAGATTTAGAATAGTAGAATATAGTTTTGATGAATTTATACATTTATCAGAATCTAAAGGAGCTTTTGGTAAACTAGAAAAATGGTCTTATATATTTATGGACGCTACAGAAAACTATATACAAGGGGCTGCATTTTTAGGAGAGCTTACAGACGAAGAGTTTAATAATCCAGATTTAATAACTGAAGAACGTGTAATGCAAATCAATCATAAAATATCTACACTGCACGGTGAGGGTTATACAGCTCTAGACGCTAGTTTACTTTCTATGTATTCTTATGGTAGAGCGTTATTACAATTTAAAAAATGGTTTGTAACATTGTTAAAAGACAGGTTTAGCGCAGAAGATATAGACAGATTTGGTAAAGTTAACATAGGTAGCTACAGAGCAACAGGTGAATTTGTAAGAGATTTATTTAGAAGTTATATAGCTGGTAATACAAGCAAAAAAGAATTAAAAGCAATATGGGATAATTCTAATGAAGCCAGAAAAGCTGAAATAGCAGCACATCTTAGAGGTATGGGTATAGGTATAACCCTATTAAGTTTAATTGCTATAATGGAAGATGATGAAGACTCAGATCCTAATATGATAAGAACATTAAAAAAGTTTTCTAATGATGTTTTTGTAACTACAGATTACGACAGATTCTTTAATTACACTTTAGTTCCTGCTTCTTATAGCACAATAAAAAATGCTACAGAAATGATAGGGCAATCTGTAAGAGGAGATAAAATAAAAAGGTCTGGGCCTTATGGAGAAAAGGGAGATTCTAAAGCTGCAAAAACATTGTTATATGATTTAGCTCCATATTCATCAGTAAGAAGAAGTATAGCTAGAGATGTGTATAACATGGAGAGAGATAAAAAAGAAACTAGTTCTTTAATTAGATAATTAAATTCATTATATTTGTAAAAATTTAATATATGAACGTAAACGATTTATTTAAAGCGTCTTTTGGTCAGTTTGGATCTGTTTATTTGACAGGTGATGGAGCTTTATTAGATCTAGATGGCGCAACAGCTAATAGATTTGTAATTGCTATAACAATGTTAGACGTAGTTACTTTTCAAAAGTTACAAACTTTAGATGGATTAGTTAGTTCTATTACAACTTCTACAGATGAAGATGATGCGGGAGGTGAGTTTGGAGCATTGACAAATGAGTCTACAGATACTAATATGGACACAATAACAACTTCACATGAGTTTCCTAAAGGTGTTACTATATATGGAAAATGGGATCATGTTGAATTAAATAGTGGTTCGTGTATATGTTATTTAGCGCCAGTAGGATATTAACAATAATTAAAACAAAATAAAATGGCAAACGTAAATGATTTAAAAACAATACCTGGTTTAGGTGATTTTGGTTCTTGTTACATAACAGGAGATGGACAAAAAGTAGACTTAGATGGAGGATCAGCAACTGCATATGTTTGTGCTATATATGTTGTGACTGCAGTTAAATTTCAAGTATTAGCAAATACAAATGGAGATGTAAGAAACATAAGTACAATAACTGCAGAGAATGTTAGAACCACACAATTTGGAGCTGCTACAGAAAGCACAGATTTAGGTACAGGAGCTGGTGGTGTTGAGTGGCCTGCTGGAACATGGCTATATGGTAAGTGGGATAATGTAGAGTTGCACCAAGGAAGTTGTATTTGTTACTTAGCTCCAAGAGGATATTAATATGGGGTTTATACAAAAACTAGCAAGCCGCAATACTAAAAGAGTAAAAAAAGATATAGAACAACCAAACTATATAGTAAAACAAAACACATTATACGAAAAAGTTAAGGGAAAGAAAAAAAATATATTTTATTATTTTAACCCTAAAAACTGGTAAAGTGTCATTAGGACTTGGTATAGCAAATGAATTATTAGAAACACCTCTACCAGTGTTAGCTGACGAAGGGGGTTTAGGTACAAATTTAATGATATGGTATCAAAATGGTGTTGGAGTTTCTACTGCTGGATGGGTAGATTCTGGCCCTGGAGGAATAGACGCAACACAATCAACTATTGTAAATAGACCTGCAGGAATTGTAGATGGAGGTTTAAGATTTGATCAAAGTGGTAGTGATTCGCAATGGATGGATTTTCAAAAAATAACTATTAGTCAAGGAGATCCATATACTTTAATTTTTGCTGTTTTGATAAGCGGTTCAGGAGCTTTGCAAAATAGAGTAATTTTATCTGATAGTGGTAATGAATTTTTAGAAATACAAAATCCAACTAATTTCAGATTAAAATATAACAATCCTTCTAATTTACTTACAGTTTTAAGATGTCAAGATGATGTTTTTTTAAATGGAAGTAAAATGATTGTAGCTCTAACAAGAAATAGTTCGGGAGAGCATAAATGGTTTATAAATGGAGCACAGATTCCACAAACTGGTAGCACTAATGCAACAAATGATCATGGTTTTGATTTGCAAAATTTATGTATAAGAAATGATAATGATAGAGCGTTAGACGGTAATTTATATGAATTAGCCCTATATAGTGTTGAGTTGACTACAGAACAGCTCACGTCTGTAACTAATGGTTTAGCAGATAAATTAGGCATGAGTATTTAAACAATATGAAAAACTATATTATTATATTATTATTTATATTAGCATCATGCGGCACACAGAAAAAATGTTGTGCGCAAATAAATATAGAAGAAAAAATAAAAAAACAATTAAAATTTTCTACAATATACGCTGCTGTAAACGGAGGAACATCAGTATCGGATGCTAAAGTTTTTTCTATAACACAGGGACAACTACAAGAACAAATAATTACAACACCCTATGATTATTCATTAACAGTTGGTATAAGAAAGATAGCAAGGTTTGGTTATGAAAATAAAGCAAATACTTTTTATGATGGTACAGAGTCAAACTATACAGATGCAGCCACAGTAGGTAAGGTGCAAGGATTTGAGTATTTGTTTGAAATTGACTATGCTAGACAACAGGGTTTAGATTATATAGATCATCATCATTTTATAAGATATAGTTCTGATGATGATTGTGAAGGTCCATTTTGTGTAAATCATTTTGCTGCAAAAGTAGAATATTTAAAAGATGGATTTGCAGACGTAGAATATTTTGAGTTATCAGAAAGATATAGATTTAAAAAAAATGCAGATTTAGCATTTAGTATTGGTGCCGTACACAGACTAGCAGAACCATATGGATATAATCCGCTAGAAGAATGGATCTTGGATAATGGGAATTTACATTACACTTACTTGGCTATACAAGAAGGGTATACCATAGATGTAGCAAATAGTGAGTATAAAGATCCTAGCGGTGCCATAGTTGCAACAAGTTCTGATGTATGGAAAGAAGTTGTAATACCTAAAGTTATATCTGATTATACAAATAAAAAAAGAAATGAATTAGAAAAACTTATACAACATTCTATAGTTATAGGTTTTGATTATTATAAATATAGTAAACAAACATGGTTACATGCATGGGGTAATTTATTACCTTGGCATTATAATGATGGTAGTGAGTTTACTTATCATAACTATATAGAAGATGATCAATGGTATGATTATACTTTTGGTCTGATATATGGTATAAAAGCAGACAAAAGCTTAGGGTATTTTTTAGAGGGCAAATACAATAAATATTGGAATAGAGAATGGTATGATTTTAAATTTGGTGTTAATTATATAATATTTTAAAAATGAAAGAAATAATTTGTAAATTTGTAAAAGCTATAACTTTTGGTAAAATTTGTTTAAACAATTGTTATTGTTCTAAAAAATAATAAAATGGCTAAAGAGTTAAATGAAGAAACGTCTTTTCAGATAAGTATAAAAACTTTAGGTGGAATTGCTGCTCTAATAACGACTCTTGTTGGAATGTGGTTTACATTACAGGCAGATATAGCTGAAGCAAAAGAATTGCCTGCTCCTCCAGATCCAGAAGTTACACGTATGGAGTTTGACATGAAAGATCAAATGATACGTAATACAATAATAGATACACAAAAAGACGTAGAAGAAATAAAAAAGACTTTAGAAAAAATTGAAGATAAATTGTATAACAGATAATGGAAGAGACAAATGTTGATTGGAGATTATATGTTATGTATTTTACTATTATACTTTTTATATTGTTCTCTAACTCAGCCTTTGGACAAGTTAAAATAGCATACTTTAATGCTGAATGGAATAAGTCTAATGGTGTAGAATGGATAGATAAATTAAATGATGTTAAAACTATATCTTATATAGATATAGCTAGTCAAAAAGAATTAGCTACAAAACATAAAATAGCTGTAATACCTACTATTATAATTTTTAAAGATAATGAAGAGGTAATAAGATTTCAGGCTGATCTAAGTTTTAAAATGGTGGCAACTAAAGAAGAAGTGCAAGAAGAAATAGACAATCAAATGATGAGTGATTTTTAATATGAAAAATATATTTTTAACAATACTATTATTACCTTTATTTGTTTTTGGACAAAAAGATTTTGTTATACATTTAACTACAGATAGCTATCCATCAGAAACAAGATGGGTGTTGTTTGCAGACAGTTTTCAAGGTCCGCTTATTGCAGAAGTACAATATGGGCATTATAATTTACAAAATACAACACACACAGATACAGTATTATTAGCAGACAGTATAACAAATATATCTTGGGTTATATATGACTCGTATGGTGATGGTATACCAGGAGGAAGTTATTATGTTTCTGTGTGTGAAGATACTATAGTTAGCTACCCAAATCCTACATTTACAAATGGCTTAATTCATAATAGAGTAGTACCGCAGTGTATGCCTCAACCACCACCTTGTGTTCCTGCTAAAGTTATTATAAACTTAGATCAGTATCAGGGAGAAACTAGTTGGGATATAAAAGACAGTAATGGTATAGTATACGCACAGTCAGTTACTTATGCAGGTAATCCAGATTACGCTACTATTGTAGTACCAGTTTGTATACCAAAAGGGGAGTTAATATTTACTATATATG